TCAAATCCCTTCATGTCTATTGCCAACTACATATTTCCAACATCTTACTTTTCTATCTTGTTTTACTTGTATCATAGGTGGTAACTCTTGTTTACATCTCAGCATAACATCTTTACATCGTGGCCAAAAGCTACAACCATCAGTTTTCTCCATGGCATTTGGTACAACTCCTTCAATCGTCTGTAATGGCTCTCTATCTTTTGATATCTTAGGAATCGCTTTAATCAATCCGATGGTATACGGGTGTAGTGGATTCTCAAAGAGTTCTTGCGAAGATGATTCTTCAATAATGCAACCTGTATACATAACTATGACACGTTCACATAATTCACTAACTACACCAAGATCGTGAGAAATCATAATCACAGCAGTATTCATTTCCTTATTCAAATGTCGAATAAGATCCAATATTTGAGCTTGAATAGTAACATCCAATGCTGTTGTAGGTTCATCACATATTAATATGTTCGGTTTACAGGCAAGAGCCATTGCAATCATCACTCTTTGTCTCATTCCACCTGATAATTGATGTGGATATTCATGAGCTCTTTGTTCAGGGTTTGCTATCCCTACAGAATGCATCATTTCTACTGCTTGTTCAAAAGCTACTTTTTTCTTAAGCCCACGATGTAAAATCAATGATTCAGCAATCTGCTTTCCACATTTTATTATTGGATTAAGTGATGTCATAGGCTCTTGAAAAATCATAGAAATATCATTGCCACGAATTTGCTCCATCTCTTTTTCAGATATGTTGACCAGATTTTTTCCTTCATAAATAATTTTACCGTTAACGATTTTGCCCGGTGGATTAGGGATTAATTTCATAATTCCTAATGAGGAAACGCTTTTTCCACTACCACTCTCCCCAACAATACCTAATATATCTCCGCTATTGAGGGTATATGATAAGTCATTGATTGCATATACCGTGCCTTCTATCGTCCTAAATTCAACACTTAAATTTTGAATGTTCAATAATGGTTCCTTCTGATTCATCGCATCCTCCTGTAAAAAAAAGTCATTTCCTCTGTTTGGAAATGACCTCATTGCCCTTCTCGCTCTTACAATCTCTCATTAATAATTGAATATATAATATCAATGTTTTTTTACAATGTCAACATAATTCCCTGATAAATTATGTTATTTGTGAAATATGTCAAATTGTAGTGCGGTCGACGGCGAAATATGCTTTTTTAGCATATCTCTTGATCCGCCAACTCCCTCTTAGGGTTCAACTACCACCGCTTATCTCAACTAAAATATGCTCCCTCGCTTTTAGCGAGGAAGCATATTTTGGTGGAGGTGACACAGTCAAATCCGAAACATTAATAGTCTTTGTACCATTAGTATAATTATATGTGATTATAACCTTATCATCTTGTAAAAAAACAGCATTTACAAACACATCAATGATTCTTTTTCTGTATTCTAGATCATTAACATCACCGTTCTTAAATTGTTCTAGCCAAAAGATAATTTGCTCTTTAGTGAGAATGACATTAGAAATTTTCTCCTGGTCTATATTGATTTCAATCTCTGCCTTTTGACCCTCTAATTCCATTAGCCTGTTCGTGAGAGCATCCGAGATTACCCCTTGTTCTATAGCCTTCATTATGTTTTTAATACCTTTGTCCGTCTCTTTCAAATTACCCTGCAGGTATTTTAAGGAACTACTTTCCTTATCTGATTCTTGGATTTTAATAACATTATCAGCGATCAACTCTATAATGTCGTCCTGAAGAACTCTATTTACCGTTTCATTGATAACTAGATCCTCAATCCAATCTTTCTTTACAGTCTTTTTATCGCATGCCTTTTCTCTCTTCTTTTTCGTACATATATAATAGTAGTATTTTTGATTACGTCCTGATCCGCTCTCCCCTACCATGTTAGATCCACAGTGACCACAAAATAGTTTTGTTGTTAATAGATATTCGATTTTAGCTTTTGCCCTGGCCGGAGCTTTTTTATTCTTGACCATCTTTACTTGCACCCTCTCAAAGAGATCCTTATCTACAATCTCTGGAACAGTAGATTGCATGTATATACCCTCATATTTATATAGACCTATATACTTTACATTAGTAAGTATCGGCCGAAGGCTATTTTTATTAAAAGGTACCCCCCTAGATGTCTTATAGCCTTTGCTGTTTAAATGTGTAATTATCTCAGTTATGGTATGCCCTTCATCGTACATCTGAAATATCTGTATAACAATAGGCGCTGTGTCTGGATCTACTTCAAAGGTCTTATCATCATTAACTTTGTATCCCAGGGCAATGTTACCTCCCGTAATCTTTCCTTTTAAAGCATTCTCTTTCATACCACGTTTTATATTTTGAGATAGGTTCGCAGAATAATATTCAGCCATGCCCTCTAGGACTGATTCAAGGATAATACCTTCAGGACCATCTGGGATATGTTCCTTCGCATAAAGAACCTTTACGCCATTTTTACGGAATTTAACCTTATTAATAGCAATCTCTTCCCTGCTACGTCCAAAGCGGTCAACTTTCCATACAATTACTGCATCAAATATCTTTTTCTCACTATCTCGAATCATCTTCTGAAAGTCTGCCCTATTATCGTTCCTTCCAGTCAAGGCACGATCTATATATTCTCCAACTACGGTTATTTCATTCGCCTTGGCAAACTCTTTACATTCTCTTAATTGTCCTTCAATGGACTCTTCACGTTGTTGTGGTCCTGGGGAGTATCTTGCATATATTACTGCTTTCATATAATATCAGTCCTTTCTAAAATGGAAGGTCATCATCATCATCATCATCAATTTCATACGTAGCCAACTCTTCAATTTCAAGAAATTGAAGAATTTCATTTCCACTTTTGACTTTATCCCACGGTTTTAATAAACTATTCTGTAAAAAAGTAGATGGGTTCCCACAATGCGAGCAATATCTAGCATTTCCTTGTAGTAAAGCTCCACATATTGGACCGTCAAAATCACTTCTGTTGTAATGATCTACATTAGTGCACCTGTTGACCAAATGCTCACCGCATATACGGCAATGTTCCCCCTCGTCTATCTGTTGGTTGTCGCATGTAGGGCAGATAACAGCTTTTGAGTTTTCATCTACTCCAATTCCTTCATAAAACATATAATTTCTCCTCCCAAAATTTTTAATATCCCCAACGTATTTTAATTCCCAAATATATTCACTGCTATAGTCCGCGTTCCAAATACTTTTTATGCTATTCCCTCCACAGATTTTACAGAAATTTAATTTAATTGTTATAGGATTTCCACAGGTACAGCAATAGTCAAAGCAGGGCATTTCATAGGTATTAAAGTAGCTAATGTGCTCGTCTGTTACCCTGTAGCTGTCATTTGTTAAAAGATCAATTCTCGCGCGTGATGCTTTGTAAGAAATGTCAAATGTGCTCATAACTCTTTGTTGCAGAGTCATAGGATCCTTTATGATTCTATTGTATAAAGGTACCGGCGATAATAGGTTACGCGCGAAACAATTAGTTTCCTTTTCTATTGCTTCATATTGTCTTAATGAGAAGCCTCCTCTATTAAGAACATCTTCGGTAATCAACTTAAAATGCCCGAGAAAATAATGTCCCAATTCATGAGAAATCGTAAAGCGATCTAGCCCTGTATTATTTTTAGTATCATTATAATAAATTATATATCTTACTTTTTTAGATTTACTTACATTTCTTGCAATTGCGCCTAAGTCTGTTCCGAAGAACTCAATTACTTCTTCTATTGTACATCTGCGATTTTTAGCTAATTCAGAGTATTTATATGTTTTAACATCTAGGAGTTGTTGTATAATTTGCATTATATCAACAGGAACTCGCCTTATACTATATTTTTTAAGTACTTTGATAGATTGATTAAGCGCTTTAGTATAGTTTGGATTCAATATTAATCATCCTCTTCTTCGTCAAATAATTCGTCAAAAGAGGCTTTAAGTATTTTCATCATTTTTTTTCGTTGACTAATGTCCATCTTTTTATGGGCTCTTTGAATTAGTTCTATCTCAGGATCCTCATTATAATCTTCGTCAACATACCCACATAATTCTAGTAAGTACTCATAATCTATCTCATAAGCAGCACTTATTAATTTTAAAGTAGTCGGAGTGGGATTTTGCGCAGGTAATCCCCTATTATCTATACCCTTTTCTAATGCAGATAGATATGTGTGGCTGATACCAATTAACTCAGCTGCCGCTCTTAAGCTCAAATTTTTTTCTACTCTTTTTTTATTTAAAAAAGATTTAAATTCCATAAAAAATACACCTCTTTTTAATTAATTGTAGTACATAAATAACAAAATGTAAAATGGATATTACACGGACTATGAATTACATAGTTGACATTATGGCATGTGTGTATTACAATATGTACAAAGGAGGTGTAATAAATGGATAATAAGATTAAAGTATATAGGGCAATCAATAAAATATCTCAAGAAGATCTTTCAAGACTCACAGGTTTGTCTAGACCTAATATAAGCAATATAGAGCGCGGAGATCAAGTCCCTAACGGTAATACGATGTTAAAAATAGCAAAGGCGTTAAATGCTTCCGTAGAAGATATTTTTTTAGGCCTTAATGTAATACACGAACACCAAAAATAATCATATGTATAACGAGGTGATTTAATGCTTATATCAATTAATAAAATCAACATTGGCAGCCGAATACGTCAAGAATACGGAGATATCCAAGAGCTCGCCGACAGTATCCGAGAACATGGTCTACTTCATCCAATAGTTGTCGATTCTAATTACAATCTTGTTGCTGGAGGAAGAAGGTTACTGGCTTGTGAGAGAAACAAAATGAAGGAAATCGATGTAAAAATGTTAGGTGAGTTATCTAAGCGAGAAATAAAAATATTAGAACTAGAAGAGAACATCAAAAGAAAAGACTTTACTGAGATTGAGAAGTCGAGGGCGCTCACAAAATTAGCAGAACTGAAAGCAGAAGAGTTAAGAGAAAAGTCTGAAATGGAGTTTCGTTCGGACTCCGAACAAAACGAGAATGAAAATGCTGAAAATAATAACGTAGTGGACGGATTCCGTCCAGCAAATATATCGGAGCGGGAAATAGTGAAGACAATAGACATCCCAAGGTCTACTTTAAGAGATGCCAAACAGCACGTTGAAGCAGTAGGCAAGTACCCTGAATTAGGAGATCTGCCAAAATACAAAGCAATAGAGACCGCTAAGAAAATGGATAATGACGAAAATATCGTAGCAATAAATTTCAACAAAGATGAAAACTACAATCAGTATTTATCTAAATGTAAAAAGACAGCTCTTGCTTACAATAAATCTTTATATAGCTTATTGAATTTAGATACAAGCGAAACAGCATTACAGGAATGGAATGAGCTCCTCGATGAACTACTAATATGCGGATATGTAGAGATGGTGGAAGAATTAATACCTAAGTTAGTAAAAATACAAAGATTTCTGAAGGAGGCGAAAGCTCGTGGGAACACAAACACTAGATAAGAAAGCTAAAGAAATGATTATATCACAAGTAAAAGAATCAGGGGTAATAACACGCGATAAAATTGTTGAGTTAATTAGACCTCACTATATGTTTGATAAGGATTTAGCACTAGAAAGAGAACTTAAAAGAAAAGCCAATAGTATTATTTCGCAGATAAAAGATGATGACGGAACAAGGGATTGTTTTAACTATAAGAATCCTGATGGCGAATCTACTTACGCGTATGTAGGTACAACAAAAGATGTTAGGGTTCTAAATCAAATTGAAGAGCAGCTAAAGAAAAAATACATCGGTTTAAATGAATCCATAAATAAGGTTAGAAAAAGAAGAAGTCAGTTACCAGGACAAATATCACTATTTGAAAAAGAAGCGTAAAAGGAGGCGTAGATTATGAACGTAAATGGACAAGTATCTTTCTTTAAGTATAACAAACAACAGTTTGCGCTCCTTGAAGTATACGATAGTAATTCTATTTTTCAAAAGACGGGCGGAGGTTATAGATATAAAGGAAATGATTACATAGGTATAGTTGTCGATGGAAATTTACCAATCTATAAGAAAAATATTTTAAAGCACAAACTTATTAAGGGAAAAAAGTTAAAACAAATAGGAGGAATTTATTCATGAGCACTATTGTAAATTCAGATATATCAATTAACGCATCAGAAATAAATCAACATGATCTAAACAATCTTTCCCACCCCCTGATCCAAATCATAGCAGACTATTTCAAGCAACCAGGAGTGCAAGAAAAATATGAAGTGTGGTTGAAGGAAAGAGAATCAAGGAAAGGAGGAAACCCTGATGATAATTGAAAAAACATACCTTGCTCTCGACAAAGGTTCCTTAGATGATCAAACAAAAGAAGTAAAACAAACCGCTAACGATTTAGGAGCTTACTTAGCTAAAGTATTAGACAGAAAAGCCTATATGGAAGTTGATCCACTTGTAGGCGCTGTTATGGTTGCATATGAAACTCAAGGTTATATTAAAGGCTTTAAAATTGCGACAAAAATAATTAGTGAGGCATTAAATGATACACAAAGCATATAAGAGAAAGGATGTGTAAATTAAGTGACTAACCAAGAAAAAACAAAAATAATTCTAAATCAATTAGCCGATGAAGTCATTAACGTGGACTGGAACCGCGAAGATGAATATTTGAGATCAATTACTAAGGCACTGAGAAAAATTGAAAGTGTTGAAAAATCAAAATAGTAAATAACGATTTAATGAAATATAGAGAGGAGCTATTAAAAGAATGACTATTCACGAATCAATAGAAGTACTTAAAACTATGCTTAGCGAAGATGACAGAGAAAATGAAGCCTTAGATATTGCTATAGCATGTATGGAAAAATTCTACGAAGATGTTTTCGTAAAAAGTTGAGGATAAAACAAAAAATATATGGCGAGGTGAGAAAATGCTAGGAAATAAATACAATTATGCTGATTCAATTATTGTAGGTATAGCAAATGATTTGTACAAGCACGAGAAAATTGCAACTATTGTAACAGACGGTTTTAATATTCAATTTGACAAAGAAAAAGCCCTATCAGTTGGCGCTGAACAGGACTCGTAACTAATTAAATTCAATATCATTATACCACAAATAAGGAGGAAAATAACAATGGATACTATCAAAATAAATAAACTTGAAATAGAAAATATCAAACGTGTTAAAGCCATAAAAATAGAACCTACTAAAAATGGGCTTACAATCGTTGGAGGTAAAAATAAACAAGGGAAAACTTCAGTATTAGATTCTATAGCCTGGGCTCTTGGGGGAGAGAAATATCGCCCTTCTGAATCACACCGCGCTGGATCAGTTATCCCTCCCCACTTACATATTGTTTTATCAAATGGATTAGTAGTCGAACGAAAAGGAAAAAACAGTGATTTAAAGGTTATTGATATTAATGGACAGAAAGGTGGACAACAGCTATTAAATGAATTTGTCGAGCAACTAGCTATTAATCTCCCTAAATTCATGGAATCTACAGGAAAAGAAAAGGCTAATACTTTATTACAAATCATTGGCGTAGGAAATAAGTTATACGAGCTAGAACAAAAAGAACAGGAAATTTATAATCGCCGTAGGACAATCGGACAGATTGCAGATCAGAAAAAAAAGTTTGCTAAAGAGCAGCCATATCACCCTGATGCTCCTAAAGAACTTGTTTCTGCATCGGAATTAATAAAACAACAACAAGATATACTAGCTCGCAATGGTGAGAACCAACGCAAACGCCAAAATCTTCAATACTTAGAAAACCAAGCAAGAACAATCCAACAACAAATAGATGAGCTCATTGCAAAACAATCAACTATACTCATCGATCTAGAGATTGCTCAAAAATCCGCACTTGATTTACACGATGAATCTACAGAAGAATTAGAACAAAACATTACTAATATAGAAGAAATAAATCGCAAAGTTCGTGCCAATCTTGACAAAGACAAAGCCGAAGAAGACGCACTTTCTTACGACAATCAATATAGAGCATTATCAACTGAGATAGATACTATAAGACAGAATAAAACTGATCTTCTTAAGGGTGCAGATCTTCCCCTACCTGGACTAACCGTTGAGGATGGCGAATTGCTTTATAACGGATATAAATGGGACAACATGTCAGGATCCGATCAACTTAAAGTATCTACTGCTATTGTAAGAAAGCTTAATCCAAAATGTGGTTTTGTCTTGTTAGATAAGTTAGAACAAATGGATCTAGATACTTTGAAAGAGTTTGGAGAATGGTTAGAAGCCGAAGGATTACAGGCTATTGCAACACGAGTTAGTACTGGCAACGAATGCTCTATCATCATTGAAGATGGATATATTTCAGGCACCCAAATAGAAGCAATTCAACAAGAACCAATAAAAGAAGAAATCTTAACATGGAAAGAAGGTCAATTTTGATGAAAATTACAATGGGAAAAATTGAAAGTGCCCAAAAAGTTGTTGTTTATGGACCGGAGGGAATTGGCAAGTCAACTTTTGCTTCCCATTTCCCCCACCCTATTTTTATAGATACCGAAGGAAGCACAAAACATCTAGACGTCGCCAGAACACCCAGACCTAGCAGCTGGACTCTGTTGATTGAACAAATTAGATATTTAAAATCAAACTCTCAGGCATTAGATACTTTAGTTATAGATACAGCAGATTGGGCAGAAATATTATGCATTGAGTATATATGTGCAAACAAGCTGCCTCCAAAAGGAAAAGAAAATATCATTGGTATTGAAGATTTTGGATATGGCAAGGGTTATACATATCTAGCTGAAGAGTTTGGTCGTTTATTAAATTTACTAGAAGAACTTATTGAATTAGGAATAAACGTTGTAATTAATGCTCATGCACAAATGCGAAAATTTGAACAACCGGATGAATTAGGATCTTATGATCGATGGGAAATGAAATTACAAAAAAAGACTGCCCCTCTTTTAAAAGAATGGGCTGATATGGTTCTCTTTGCGAATTATAAAACTTATGTAGTTAACGTGGACAATCAAGGCGTGCAAAAAGGAAAAAATAAAGCACAAGGTGGTAACCGTGTAATGTATACCACCCACCACCCTTGTTGGGATGCAAAGAATAGGGATAATTTAAAAGAACAGCTTGAATTCAAATACCAGGAGATTGCTCACTGTATCCCCACCTTAAATCAAACAGAAAAGTCAGTTGTTGAACCTGTTGTTCAAGTTGCCGAAACAATTAATACACAAACAGAGATAATAACAAATAAAGATAATAAAATAGATGGTTTTACAGAAGTTGTGGAAGCTGATTCAGATTTTGTCCCCAAACCTTTGGCAGATCTAATGGAAAATGGAAAGGTAACTTTAGCTGAAATTCAAAAAGCAGTTGAGTTACGAGGATATTATCCTCCCAATACTCCATTTAAAAATTACGACCCTGATTTTATATCTGGAGTATTAGTCGGAGCATGGGCACAAGTATTTAAAATAATTTTAGACATAAGAAATGAGGAGGAAAAATAAATGAATACTGATATGGGAAATGAAATAGGTTGGGAAGATGAAATAGAAAAAGATAGTCCGGATTTTATAACACTACCAGAAGGGGATTACGATTTTGTAATAACTGATTTTGAAAGAGCCAGACACGCAGGAAGTGAGAAGCTTCCACCATGCAATAAAGCTGTAGTACATATTAAGATTGAAACCCCTGAAGGAATCTCTACAATTAAGCATAATTTATTCTTACACACTATTACAGAGGGAATGTTATCAGCATTTTTTACAGGAATTGGTCAAAAGAAGAAAGGTGAACGTGTGACTATGAACTGGAATTTGGTTGTAGGTTCTACCGGGAGATGCAAACTTGGAATTAGAAAGTGGAAAACAGATGACGGTGAAGAAAGATCTTCTAATGAAATTAAGAGATTTTACGAACCTACTGAAACATCAACTCCACAGCAACAAACTTTTGAGCCCGGGAGGTTTTAGTTATGCAACTTAGACCATACCAAGAGGCTGCAAAGGAAGCTATTCAAGCCGAATGGGAAAAAGGAAATAAGAAAACTTTATTAGTATTACCCACAGGCACAGGTAAGACAATCGTTTTTTCAAAGGTTGCAGAGGATTGTGTTAGAAATGGTGAGCGTGTTTTAATACTTGCTCACCGTGGAGAATTATTAGATCAAGCAGCAGATAAACTTGGCCAGGCCTCTGGGTTAGTATGTGCAACAGAAAAAGCAGAGGAAACTTCACTAGGTAGTTGGTTTAGAGTAGTAGTTGGATCTGTTCAGACTTTAATGAGAGAAAAGAGATTAAACCAATTCCCTCCAGACTACTTTAACTCAATTATCGTGGATGAAGCGCATCATTGTATATCTGATAGTTACCAACGTGTTTTGAACCATTTTAGCAGTTCTAAAGTGCTAGGTGTAACTGCTACCCCAGATCGTGGAGATATGAAAAACTTAGGACAGTATTTTGAGAGCTTAGCTTATGAATATACTTTACCAAAGGCAATTAAAGATGGATTCCTATCCCCTATTAAAGCACAAACAATTCCACTGAAATTAGATTTAACAGGTGTAGGGCAACAAGCAGGTGATTTTAAAATGAGTGATATAGGTACCGTATTGGATCCTTATTTACATCAAATAGCAGATGAAATGCAAAAGTACTGCATGGATAGAAAAACTGTTATCTTCCTCCCCCTTGTTAAAACAAGTCAGAAATTCCGGGACATTTTAGCGTCAAAAGGTTTCAGTGCTGCTGAGGTCAATGGCAACAGCCATGACAGAGCTGAGGTGTTGGCAGACTTTGACGCTGGTAAATACAACGTCTTGTGTAACTCTATGTTACTTACAGAGGGTTGGGATTGTCCCTCTGTGGATTGTGTGGTGGTTCTTAGGCCTACTAAAATACGAAGCTTATATAGTCAAATGGTAGGACGTGGAACTAGACTCTATCCTGATAAAGACCACCTATTACTCCTAGATTTTTTATGGCATACAGAAAAGCATGAACTTTGTCATCCAGCGCACTTAATTTGCGAAAACGAAGAGATCGCTAAGAAAATGACTGAAAACATTGAGGAATCTGGTTGCCCAGTAGACATCGAAGAAGCTGAACTACAAGCCACTGAAGATGTAGTTGCTTCTAGAGAAGAAGCTTTAGCTAAAAAACTGCAAGAAATGAAAAGTCGTAAACGGAAGTTAGTAGACCCACTTCAATTTGAAATGAGTATACAATCTGAAGACTTATCAAGTTATACTCCTGCGTTTGGTTGGGAAATGGGACCGCCTAGTCAAAAACAAATCAAAACACTAGAAAAAATGGGGATTTTCCCAGATGAAATTGAAAGTGCTGGTAAGGCTGCCATGCTGTTGGATCGACTCGACAAACGCCGCTGGGATGGACTAACTACTCCAAAACAAATTAGGTTTTTGGAAGGTAGAGGTTTTAAGCATGTAGGTACCTGGCAATTTGAAAGTACTAAAAGTTTAATTGACCGAATTGCTGCTAATGGTTGGAAGATACCTCGAGATATCAATCCTGCTGAGTACAAGGGAGAATGATAATTGTGGATAACAAAAATTTGCTTGAAATATTAGAATATATTGAACCTTCTTCCCTTGAGTATCAAGAGTGGGTAAACGTTGGAATGGGACTTAAAGAGGCAGGCTATACTGCCTCTGACTGGGACTCATGGAGCCGTAGCGATGTTAGTAGATATCATACGGGAGAGTGTTTTAGGAAATGGGACAGCTTCCAGGGGACTTCCTCTCCAGTTACTGCTGGGACTATTATACAAATGGCTAAGAATAATGGTTGGTCTCCTGAAAAGTCAGGGCATGAATTAGAATGGGATGACATTATTGGAGCCAAAGAAGATTTAGTTATTGTCGATAAAAACTGGGTTGAATGCAAAGAAGTTATTGAGCCTGAGTATTGGGATGCTGTTAATCACTTAGTGAAGTACTTGGAAATCATATTTGAAGCTTCTGAAAATGTTGGTTATGTTACTGAGAGTTGGGAAAAAGACGGGAAGTATCTTCCTAATAAAGGTTGTTGGGATCGTACTGCAGGTGAACTTATTCAACAACTTAATCAATGCAAGGGTGATATAGGTTCGGTACTAGGTGATTATAAACCAGAGGTTGGCGCATGGATACGATTTAATCCATTAGATGGTAAAGGTGTTAAAAACGAAAATGTAACAGAGTTTAAATACGCTTTAGTAGAATCTGACACTATGGATATTGACCAACAGAACGCTATTATTAGAGAACTCGAACTTCCTGTAGCGTGCCTTGTTCATAGTGGCAAAAAGAGCCTTCATGCAATTGTTAAAATAGATGCAGCCAATTATGATGAATACCGCAAAAGAGTTGATTATTTATATAATGTATGTCAAAAAAACGGACTAAAAGTTGACAATCAAAATCGTAACCCTTCCCGTTTATCCAGGATGCCTGGCGTTATGCGTAGTGGAAAGAAACAATTTCTTGTTGATACAAATATGGGTAAAGAATCCTGGAAGGAATGGCAGGAATGGATTGAAGGGATAAATGATGATCTACCCGAACCTGAAAGCATGTCAAGTGTTTGGGATAATCTTCCCGATCTAGCCCCTCCTCTTATAAATAATGTACTAAGGCAAGGTCACAAGATGTTACTAGCAGGTCCATCAAAAGCGGGTAAATCATTCGCTCTCATTGAACTATGTTGTGCCATTGCTGAAGGAAAACAATGGATGAATTGGGATTGTACCCAGGGTAAGATTATGTATGTTAATTTGGAGCTTGATAGAGCAAGCTGCTTACATAGATTTAAAGATGTATATAATGCCTTAGGTTGGCAACCTAAAAGCCTAAATAATATAGACATCTGGAATCTAAGAGGAAAATCGGTTCCCATGGATAAGTTAGCTCCAAAGCTCATTCGCAGAGCGCAAAAAAAGAATTACATAGCTATCATCATAGATCCCATCTACAAAGTCATCACAGGGGATGAAAATAGCGCTGATCAAATGGCAAACTTCTGTAATCAGTTTGACCGCGTATGTACTGAACTAGGTGCAGCCGTAATTTATTGCCATCATCATAGTAAAGGATCACAAGGTAGTAAAAGAAGTATGGACAGAGCATCAGGATCTGGAGTATTTGCTCGGGATCCTGATGTGCTTATGGACTTAATAGAACTTGAATTAACTGATGCGATCTTAAAACAAGAGACCAATAAAGTAGTCTGTAAAGTATGTGAAAACTGGTTAAGAAAACATGTCCCCAACTGGGATAAAGAGGTGTCATTAGATGATTTATGCTCTCAAAGTGCCATGATTGACCATTGCAAAAATCTTATGAATTCTAACACTTACAGAGCAATGCAAAACGATTTATTCGAAGCCGAAAAGTCAGCACATCAACGGTCAGCATGGCGAATCGAGGGTACCTTACGAGAGTTTCCAAAGTTCCCACCAGTTAATCTGTGGTTTGATTATCCTGTTCATAATGTAGACACTGTAGGTAGCCTTAAGGATGTAGATACTGAGGGCGAAAAGGCTCCCTGGCAGAAAGCTATAGAGAAACGAAAGCCGAAAGAAGCTAAGGCAAAAGAGCGCAAAGAAGCCTTTGAAACAGCATTTGAAGCTTGTGGAATTGATGGAAGTGTAACTGTCGAAAGCTTATCTGAATACATGGGTGTTACCGATAAAACGGTGAGAAGTCGAGTAAAAGAACACGGAGGATTTTGGATTGACGAGGGTATTGTAGGGAAAAAAACATAAATTTACGTTCCTTTCCCTAGGGAAGAAAAAAACATAAACAAGTTATTTTCCCTAATAGGGAAAGGAAGAAAGTATGTTATTTTCCCTACGGAAATTTTGACGGAAAAAAACATGAATTAAGTTATTTTCCCTAGGGAAGAAAAAAACACTATATATATATAACATTTTTTTTCTTCCCTGACGGTCATGGGGGTAAGTAGTCGTGCGTAAAGCAAGCACGACGACTCCTTCCCCTATCCAATGACTAAAGAGTTTTTTCTCACAATAATTAAATGTAAATAAAAGGAAGGTGATTCAAATGGGAATGTATCCAGAACATTTGGAAGAGATAATTAACGAAGATCTACAAAATTCTGGTCTTTACGATGAAAGTCTAGAAAATATGGGGCCCGAAGATTTTGAAGCTGATAATATGGCGATTGAGTTTTTCTTGCATATGTTGCCTCCTACTTCAACTCATCAAATGAAAAAGGTGAGAGTGGTAAAAGGCAAACCAGTATTCTACGAGCCAGCAGAACTAAAAGCAGTACGTTCCAAGCTTACCGCTCACTTATCCAGGCATGTGCCAGATGAAAAATATACTAGTGCAGTTAGATTAGTTACAAAGTGGTGTTTCCCTATCTCGGGTAAGCATCAAGACGGCGAATATAAGACATCTAAGCCAGACACCGATAATTTGCAAAAGATGCTCAAAGACGTAATGACCGATTTAGGATTCTGGAAAGATGATGCTTTGGTAGCTTCAGAGATTATAGAAAAGTTTTGGGCAATGATACCAGGGATTTATATAAGCATTGAAAGTTTGGAGTGAGGGCTATGAATAAATTATATAAGCTTAAACATAAAACCGATGGATACAGAGCCATGGCAGATGATGTAAGACGTAATCAATCAAATGAAATCATTGCTGTACATATCCCGCTGATCGGGTGGAAGGATGCCAGGGAGTTTGAGATTGAGGAGGGATAACAAATGTATGTATTTAGCAAAGAGAAGTTTAAACAATCCGATGTCTACGAATATCATATTAAAGCATACTCTAAACATCTTGATGAAATGGATGGTAAGGACGTGCATTTTAAAGATTCAAAATATAAATATGGTGAGATGCAAATGAGTAGTAATACGTACTTATTCCCAATTTACAGAGAATGGTGTAATAATATAGAACGATTTGAGCAACTGAGTTTACTAGGAGCGGATAACAAATGCTAACTAATAAAATAAATAGGAGTGAGAGAAATGAAACCGATAATAACTGAAACAACAAATTCAATACTCACAAGCAACTTTGAGGATGTGATAGATTTACCAATTACTCGGATAAATTATGGAGATGGGAACGTTGGAGTAGAGAGCTGTTGGAAACTATCTCCTGAAGAGCTAGAAGAAGTAAATAAAACAGGAGTAATATATTTTGTATGTGTTGCCCCTACTCATCCCCCAATATGTCTTAGCCCTTATTCCAGCCTTTCAGGACAAATGGAAGGACAGTATGATACAGGAATAAATCCATTTGAAGAACAAACCTGCAAAGTATGCGGCTGCACATGGAACAACGCTTGCCCTGGTGGCTGCTACTGGGTAGCAGATGATCTATGCAGCAGGTGTCAGGGGGCAGATCAATGAGTAGAAATCCAAATTAAACGCCAGCGGCTGTAGTTAAATAAATTAAGAAAGGAGATTAATATGTTTCACGAAATTAACTTTGGGACTGTAATGATTAGCATTATACTATCAATAATCACAGCCTATATTTACATTAGACTTGAATTTAACAAATATTTAGATCTAGTAGATAAACAAAATCAAGCTTTTTTATGCGACATAAAAAATGCGACTATTGAGAGTATTAAAAACATTGTTAAATAGATCAAAAACAAATGGTAGAAAAGGTTTTACCTAGTGGTGTAATTATAGTAACTCCTTTTTGGTATTCAGCAGATGTATAAGGATAATTTAGTTTACCCGCGAGAGTATTAACCTCTTTAACAATATTTTTATATATTAAATCATTATCAAATATAGAATATAATTCTGGGTTGATCAAATAAGAAGAATAAGTTACAGAGATCAAACCCAAACGAATTAAGTTACTGATTGAGGCTGCAATTTCATCTTTGTTATCGTAAATAGGATTAGAAAGAAAGACATGAGTAAAAATAGTATTTGAACCCCCTGTATTTACATTTATCTTATACTCAGCAATTGGCAATCCTCCTTTGGAATTTGAAATTATTTTTAAATTTGAAGCATCCATAGGACTTAATTGTTTTATTATTTCTACGAAAGAATGATGAGCTTTTGAACTAGTGTCCATATTCATTGAAGATGCTATTAACTTTGAAAACATTTCTCGCATTTCTTTTTCATCTATGTAGAATTTTGACGCTTCTAAAGCAGGACCGATAATACTAATTGGAGGTTCAATAAGTTTTTCTTCTGGGATTTTTGATAGTTCTTTTTCAATTTCACTTCCATACATTTTTAAGTTTTCGGCTTGTTTAATTCTTAATTTTTCGACATTATAGTTTATTGGACTAAAAACTAAGTGAAAAACATTAGCAACTGTTGTGCCTATTTCTTTTGCTGGAGGGGAAATAGCGTTTTCAAGAAATTGAGGACACTTTATAATGCTAAAAGATTCCATGAAATCACTCCTTTTTTATAATATTATATCAGATAAAGGTTAAAAATGGAAAAATGGTTAGTTAATAATACAGTATTAATTCAAGAAAAATACGAAATAGAAAGGAGTACCAAATGTCAAAAATCGGAACGAACATAAATGATTTAATAGATCAAGCGACCTATAGGGCGATAAAGCTATACACTAAGGAGCAAGCAACGGCACAAAATAAAAGCGTATTACATAATACTAAGTTACTCCTTAAGCACTACAACGACCTCCAAGAGCACGCGTTAAAAGCAGTAGAAACTATTAACGCAATAGACTTTGATAATATTGCAATCGACGAAATGGACAAAGATGATCTATATATTTTATCAATAAAAAAGAGCAAAGTTAAAACAATAATCATGATTGCGCATATCGATGCAGCACTTGCCAGTTTAAAGCATAAGCAAATTAAGTTACATATGCCTGAGAAGTATGAAGCATTAGAAATGTTTTATATCAAAGGTATCCCCTATGATGATATTGTTATGAAATATAACTGTGGAGCCAATACACCTAGGCGCTGGATGGGTCAGATGTTAAATGAATTAAGTATATTGCTGTTTGGGATAGATGGTATAAGGGATATGGTGTAATGATGGTAAAAAGATGGAGTTTACATGGTAGGTTGAATGTTATAATATGGTAGTGTGAAATAAATGTATAGATCAGAGGAACCGCTTATGAGATAGGCGGTTCTTTTTTAATTTATTCCCTATGCTATAATAAATTAAAGGGGGTATTAATATATGGGTATTGCAATATATGCAGCAGTAGTTTCAACTATTACACTTGTGTGGACAATCATTATACAGATACTAGAAAAAGTTCCAAGAGTGAAAATATCTGCTAATGTGTATGCAGGAAGAGAAGCACTTGAAGGGAAAGGCGTTCTATATGCAGATTATGCTATAGGAATAAGGGTTACTAATAAATCTATTTATGATATCTATATAACTCAGATTTATGTTAAATTAGCAGAAAAAGTTGATGGGGATACTAAGTATATGATTTCACCTAAAAAAGGAAATTTAGAATATCCTATTCAATTAAAATCAAGAGATCAATTTATAATCGCTGTAGAGTTAGACACTATGTGGGACTTATTCAGATCGTCGAATAATAAAGACAAAAAAATTAGAATAATGGCCATGGATACCACCGATAAAGAATTTAAGTCAAATAAAATAGAGTTAAACATCAGAGAACTAATGGTATTAGCTGAGAAAAACAGAAAGAAGTATGCAGGTCAAGCCCTTGAGGATTTTGCAAAAACCATAGAATTTTGATTTTGCCCTCCTTTGCCCTGGGCAATCCGCGCCTGGGGTTAAATATATTTTACAGAAAAAGAAGGATTTTGGAATGTTTTGTAGAATTAGGTTATGTGAAGGGGATGATAATATGGATAAGAAATTCAAGGATCTTTATGAAGAGCTGTATGATAGCCTTTATGAGCAATTAAATAAAGAATTCATAGAAGAACTAAGTGCAACCCACGAAGAAATCCGTATGGAAGTAGCAAATATAGAATTTAAAATGGATTTATTATTTGAAAACAATAATTTATCAAGGTTGTTATATCAAGCGGATATTACAAAATATCAAAATAATCAATTGGAATCAGTTATGGCTGAATTTCAAACTATGATTTCCAAAGGTGAAAAAGTTAGTGGTTTAAAATTCGAATCAAGTATACTATCTATTGTAAGCGACAATACAATTGATTATCATTTTTGTGAATCATACGCAAGATTTTGCTATGAGTTATTAAAATGGGAAGATGTATTTCCTACTTTATATAAAAAAGCAAATTATTTTATACGTTCTTTTCAAGATTAACACGTTTAAGAGCCTAACGGCTCTTTTTTCATACCCAAAACCAACAAAGCGAGGTGAGCATTATTGTCCAATCTAACTGAAAAACAAAAACTATTTATAAATGAATACCTTATCGACCTTAATGCCACTAGGGCTTATAAGGAGGTCTACAAGAGCACTAAGAAAGATGAAACTGCTAGGGCTAACTCAAGTAGGCTACTTAAAAAGCAAAAGATCATTGATTATTTAGATGCGCAAATGAAAGAACGTGAAAAGCGGACAGAGATAACTCAAGATAAAGTATTAAAAGAACTTGCAAAAATAGGATTTGCAGATATTAAAGACTATCTTGAATATAAAACAGCCAAAACAGTAGTCGGATATGAAGAAGGAGAACCAATAATTGATTATAGTCAAATTATAGATGTGATAGATAGTAAAAATGTTGATACAAGCATTATTCAGGAGGTATCAATAAGCAAAGATGGAACATTTAAATTTAAGCTTTACGATAAACAAAGAGCATTAACTGACATTGGTAAACATTTAGGCATGTTTACTGATAAAACTGAAATATCTGGAGACATAGGATTAAAGGTGATTGTCGATTATGGCGACGATAAAGGAAGTTAAGCTAGGTTTTAATCCTATATTTAGGGATTTCAATAATTGTACCAAGCGTTATAGATTAGCTAAAGGCTCTGCTGGTTCTGGTAAATCTGTTAACATTGCTCAGGACTATGTACTTAAACTTGCTGATCCTAAGTATAAAGGTGCTAACCTTCTAGTAGTAAGAAAGATTGAAGCCAGTAACAAAGACTCTACCTTTGCTGAACTACAGAGTGCTATATATAAGATCTATGGAGATCTAACTCCCTTGTACTGGGATATTAAAGAAAACCCTCTAGAATTAAAATCTAAGGTTACAGGAAATCAAATAATATTTAGAGGTATGGCAGATGCAAGACAGAGAGAAAAAGTTAAGTCTATTACCTTCAAGCAAGGGAAACTAACCTGGATATGGATTGAAGAAGCAACAGAATTATTTGAGTCCGACATTGATATACTAGATGATAGATTAAGAGGTGATCTTAGTACAATAAACCCAAACTTGTACTATCAGATCACTTTTTCTTTTAATCCGGTTTCTGCTATGCATTTTATAAAAGCAAAATATTTTGACATAGAACATCCAGATATATTTACTCATCACAGCACCTACTTAGATAATCGTTTTATTGATGCAGCATATCATCGTCGTATGAAAATGCGTAAAGAGCGTGATCCCGATGGCTACCTGGTGTATGGACTAGGCGAATGGGGCGAAACTGGAGGACTAATATTAACTAATTATAAGATCCATGACTTTGATATTTCTCCTTCTTTCTTTGATCACATGGTGAACTCTCAAGACTTTGGTTTCAATCATGCTAATTGTTTAGGTGAAGTTGGCTTCAAAGATGGGGATTTATTTGTATGCAGGGAGTTATATGTTTTTGAAATGGACACAGAAGAAATTATCCAGGAAGCTGCTAAGATTAAATTTAATAAGCGATTATCTATGCACTGTGACAGTGCTGAACCCGATAGGATAAAAATGTGGAATAAAGCAGGATATAAAGCTAGAGGTGTTAAAAAAGAACCTGGTAGTGTAAGTGCTCAAATAGATTACTTAAAGCAAAGAACAATACATATTCATCCCTCTTGTGTAAATACCATAAAAGAGATTCAACAGTGGAAATGGAAGAAAGATGAAAAGACAAATACGTACAGAGATGAACCTGTAGAGTTTATGGACGATGCTATGGCAATGCTAAGGTATTCGATTGAAGATATAAGAAGACCTAGAAATTCAAGGTTTATCAATGTACAACTGTGAGGTGAAACATGCTAACAAATTTAAACTGGTTAAACAAAGACTCCCCTTATCCCCCATTAGTAGAAAAGGAAAGAATTGATACATACAAAGCAAATGAACAGCTCTTCCTAACAAAGCATTCCGAGGTATGGAAAGAAGCCTTTCAAGAAATTTCAAGAAGGCTTAAAAAGAAAAATCATGACGTGGAAACGATATTTAATTATCAGCAGCTCTTAAGTAAAAAGACTGCTGATTTTGTTTGTGGAGAACCTCCTACCCTAGAGACAGAACAGGACACAGATGGGCTTATTAAGTTGATGGAAAAACAGCGATTTAATACCCGGCTTTATGAATCCATTATTGACGTAAGTCGCTATGGTAATGCGATTCTGAAAATTGTAGGTAAAAAGGTTACAGCAGTTTCTCCACTATTTTGGTTTCCAATCGTGGATCCGTCAGATTTAAAGGAGATCATACAACACGTAATAGCTTATCCTATTACTCCCGATGATAAAGGAAATATGACAGAGTTGTATGTTGAGATCCACAGTATTGGTAAAATAGAGCAGCGAATGTACACCTACAATGGTGAGAAACACGAAATTGGTGAGCTAAATGAAAAGAGCGTTAAAACTGAAAATACTGGGCTACAAGACTTCGCAGTACAGACACTTACTAATATTACTCATTCCGGAAGTATTTTCGGTATAGATGATTATGCAATTATAAACAGTATTGTTGCAAAAATTATGTGGAGACTACACTGCTCAGATACGGTGCTTGATAAACATTCTGAACCGAGTATGTCAGGGCCTGCTTCAGCTTTAAGTTATGATGAGCGCACAGGCAAATACTTTCTTGATCTAGCTAATTATTTTCAGAGAAATAACAAAGAGGATCCAGACATGCAATACATTACCTGGGACGGTAACTTAGAGAGCTCATTTAAGGAAATAGAAAAGCTTCTTGATCAACTTTATACTCTATCTGAAATGGGTCAAGCATTTATGGAGGGTGGTGGCGGTGGAGAAGCTTCTTCAGGCACTGCTCTAAAACTTAGAATGGTATCCCCTAGGATAAAAGCTGGTAGGATAGCAAGTATTAATGCTGCTACTGTAAAACAGATTATTTCTATGCTCGCCCAGGTGAATGGCATTGCGATTGATTACAACGGGCTATTTATTACGTGGAATGACGGGTTGCCCGATGACGAGGTTGAGGAAACAAACCGATTAGTAACTGCCACAGGTGGCAAAGCGATTATGAGTCAGTATTCAGCTTTAAAATCTATGGGACTGACTGATGATCAAGTGGAGGCAGAAATGGAACAAATGGAAGAAGAACGAGCTTCCAGTATGCCGCTGCAATTAAGCACAATAGATTCTAATACCTTAGATGAGCCGGGAGAAGGTGATCAAGATGAAATGGATTAGTTTATTGTGGTCATTGGCTCTTTTGATAGGCTTGCTTCACATCTCTAAAGACAGAATAGCTTCTTGCAGGATGATTGATGTTTTGAGTTGTGGTATCGGGCTTATCGCTAACTCCATCATGGTGATCTACATATGGCTAAGTTAAATGATAAGCAATTAGAGAATCTTAAGAAGGTATACCTATCTGCCAGAGAAAAGCTTCTGGATACCATCATTAATTATCAGGGTGTCGGCACAAAGACGTATTACAACACGGTTTTAAAACAACTTAACGCTGAAATTGAAAGATTAAACACTGAAACCAATTTCTACATAAATACTGAGATCCCAAAAGAATATCAAACGGGCATAGATGAGGTATACAGCTATTTTATTAAAAACAACTTGATGATGAATAAGCCCAGTATGTTTGCTAATATTCATATGGACGCTGTGTATGCCCTCTCTCGTGAGATGCAGTACCAAGTCCAAGAAGGGATAGCACAAGCAGGTAGACAAGTCATTAGATACCTGGACGAATCAAGAGATAACGCTTTACGAGCTGCTGGTTTAGAAGCAACAGCCGAAAAGGTTGCAAGTGGATCTACTATCCAGGACATGAAAAACAATCTCGTAGAGAAACTTCAAGATGAAGGTTTTATGACTGTACAGTACGGCCAGGGTAAAAATGCATACCAGGTATCACTTGATTCATATGCTTCAATGGTCGCTAGATCAACTACTAGAGAAGCAGGAAATCTCGCCAGAGAGAATCAACTTATAGATAATGACTATGACCTAGTTCAGATGTCGACGCATTACCCAACTTGCCATATATGTGCTAAGTTTCAAGGTAGAGTATATTCAATCTCTGGTAAAGACAAGAGGTTCCCTCCTCTATCACAAGCCTTTGCTAGTGGGTACAGAAATATTCATCCTAATTGTCGACATATCATCGTTCCTTGGATTGAAAACTTGCAAACTAATGAAGAAATAGCACTGGCTATTATAGATAGTAATCAGCCTTTTATAGATATCAGAGACCAAAAACAGATTAATCTATATAATAAGCAGCAAAAACAAAACAGACAGATGAGACAAGACCTTTACCAGTACGAGAGGTATAAACAACGTCTTGGAAATGACGTCCCCAAAACGTTTAGTGCTTTTAGAAGAATGAAGAAAGCTGGTGGTGATAATTGGGGCGTCTTAGAATCGCAATATAAAGGGATGGGCTATTATAATAAAGCAATTAAAAATGAGCCTGATATCACTAAAGTGGTTACTGACATTGCTGATAAGCTGGGTATCAAAACTGCTGGTTTAGAATATAAAATTAAAAGCAAAGAGTCATATTTACGTAAAATAAAAAGTAATTACATCCCTGGAGGTACCGAATATGAAGTAAAAGATATATTGAGATATACTTATATTTCTCCATCTAGTAGCTTGTCAGAAAAAACATTGTCAAGCATTGTTGAGTACAATAAAAAAGTGTATAATACAATTGAGATTAAAAATTATTGGCTTGATGATACAAATCCATATAACGGTATAAATACAACCTTAACCGCTCCTAACGGTCAAAAATTCGAAATGCAATATCATACACCAGAATCATTTGAGCTTAAGGATGGAAAAATGCATGATTTATATGAAAAGTCTAGACTAATTGAGGATAGAGTTTCCCCAGAATATATAAAATTACGTAATGAAATGTTTGATTTGTCAGATGGATTAACCGTTCCCTACCAGATAGAAAGGGTTGAAGATAAAAAATGAAATATTACCGGTTACTTGATCCCAAAAATATAAATACAATAGTCCGTGCGCAAGGCCGTAGCCAACAGCAATATATTAAAGGTAAAGGCTGGATTGAAAGTGGAATTCTGCTTGATTACCAATGGCCAGATAGTGATACATATGACAGATACGAAGAAATAACAGAATTAGAAGCATTAAAGCATGTCGGAGGTATTTCATGAGTTTAAAAGAACTTGCTCTAAAGATAGCTGAATCCGCACATAAAGATCAAGTTGATAAGGCGGGTAAACCGTACATCAATCACCCATTGACAGTTGCATCAGCATTTGAAGACGATTTAAGATATAGCATTGCAATTTTACATGACGTATTAGAGGACTCAGATATCACATTTCAAGATCTAATTGATTATGGATTTTCGTCTGAAGTAATAGAGGCTTTAATGGCTCTTACCAAAAATGATGAAGGTTATAATACTTATCTAGAAAAAGTTAAATTAAACTCTTTAGCACTTGATGTTAAACTTGAGGATCTAAAACATAATATGGATTTGTCCAGGATAAAAAATCCTACAGAAAAGGACTATGAAAGATTAAAAAAATATGAATATGCAATTGAGTATTTAAAAAAATAATACCACTCTTTACTTGCGAGGGTGGTTTTTTAATGCAATAATCTATCGTTAATATGTGACAAGATTTCCCTAAATATGGTATGATTTTATAAACGATTGTATAAGGGGGATGAGAGTTACCATGAGTGAACTTATAAAAATTTGTTTAAACTGCGGTGATAAGCTTCTTGTTCTGGCAAAGAAATGTCCTACATGTGGTACTAAAGATAAAGATTTTCCTTTAATTGATAAGAACGATAAAGTGAGAATTAGCGAAATAGTGTCAGGCGTTCCGTGTCCCAAAGGGAATCTAAAACCACAATGGCAAAAAAATACTTTAGAAAAAAAATCAGGATTTTGGGCAAATTTAAATGAACAAGCGCAAGAGATTAATAGGGCAAATGCTCAAGAAAAACAGGCACAACAAGAACGCATCTCTCAAATGGATAGAGAAGGTATTGCATATTGCCCTAAATGCCATTCCACGAGCCTGACTGCTCATAAAAAAGGTTTTGGTATTGGAAAGGCTGTTATTGGTGCTTCATTAACTGCTCCTATAGGAGGAGGTATTATAGGAGCTATTGCAGGTAATATGAATGCTAAAAAAGTAAGAGTAACATGCTTAAAATGCGGTCATCAATTTTGGGCCGGTAAAAAATGAATAAATAGAGAAGTGCTTACTACAAGGTAGGTGCTTTTTTTATGCCTTTTTATCCTTGCAGGCTTAAAAGAACAATGGAAGTAAGCCACCTAGGCTATAAACAGGAGGAGAATATAATGAAAAATTTAGATTTAATACCGATGAATATACAATTATTCGCGGAGGACAAAACTGATCCTGACCCACCTGCAGGAGGATCCGGAGAATCATCTAAGCAGGAGGATACCAAAACATTTACACAGGACGATGTTAATAATGTCGTGGCAAGAGAAAGTAAAGCAGCTGTCGAGAAACTTTTAAAAGAAGCAGGCATTGCACCTGAAGGCGACTATAAAGCATCTATGCAAGCTTTTAAAGAATGGCAAGACAGCCAGAAAACTGAACTTGAAAAAGTTACTGGCAATCTCACTACACTGGAACAAGCAAAAGCTGAAGCCGAAGCTAAAGCGACCTTGCTTGAACAGAAATTCAAGGCTGTTAGCAAAGGTATTCCTGCTGACAAAGCACATAAGTATATAAAACTAGCAGAAGCTTACATGGATGATAAAACAGACTTTGAAAAAGCTTTAGGGCTAGCTTTAAAAGACTTCCCTGTTGTAGAAAACGGTACTCCTGGAACAGGAGGAAATCCACCACCTACACCAGGAACAGAAAAAACACCACTCCCAAGTGGAATGGTAATATTTTAAAAAATGAAAGGATGATTTATCATGGCAAGAACTAAAGCATTATCACTTTTACAAGCAGCAGGAGTAAAAGCAGACTTAAAAGAGATTTATGGCATTGTCATCGACAATGTAATGAAAGACACATTATCAGCAGGGTTAAAATCCCAATCTTACACAGGTAACCCGGCAGCAGGATCAGTAGAATTTAAGAGGTTTGTAAATTCCTCTGCTAAAACATACGGTACTGCAAGAACTGCCGCTAAAGGTGATGTTATCACGGCACCACCAATTACTGTAAATCTTGATATCCACAGAGAAATTGTAGAGGAAATCGCTAAGTTTGACCTCGACACCTTCGGCGTTGGATCTATCATGGCAAGACGTGCAGCTAATCATATAGACACTATGGTTACGGATTTAGATATTGCGTTCTTTTCAGCAGCAGGAACAGCTGCTACGGAAGTTACCCCAATATCTACTGTAGCGGCTGCTAAGCTAGAAGAAGCAGTTATTACCTTAGAGACGGTCAAAAACGATTATGTTCGTGGTATTCCACGTAATATGATTGTTGCAGTAGTTACTCCTCATTTTTACAGTGAAATTAGAACTGCTCTTGATAGCTTACCTAATAGCAATGTAGATACTGCAGCAGAGGAATTTGCTATGTATCATGGTATTCGAGTATATAACGGATTAAACCTACCTACTGGTATTGATGCTCTTATCATGGCTACTGGATCAGTAGCACAGCCTGTAGTTTCTAACCAGTATAGCGAACCTGAAAAGATTCCATTGTCTAACGACTTTGCTTCTGCTTTATTTTATGATTATGGAGTAAAAGCATTGACTCCTGATCTGATTTTTAAACTTAATACACCATCGGAGGGATAGAATATGAAATATAAGAACATCCGAACAGGAACCATTGTAGAGCCGTCAACTGATATGACGGCTCAAACCTTTTCTTTATCTAAAGATTGGATAGCATATGAAGAAAAAGCTAAAGTGAAAGAAAAGCCTATATCAAAAATGAATAAAGCTGAACTTGTAGCTATCGCTACTGAACAAGGAATAGAAATTCCCGAAGGTGCTACAAATGCAGAAATAGTAAAACTCATTGAGGGCGGTGAGATTGATGGAAACGGGGATTAACAGTTACGTATCTATAGAAGAAGCAAATACATACATAGAAAACTATTATCGAAGCAATAATCCTAACCGTACTAGATGGGGGGCTTTATCAGAAGAGGATAAGGAAATTCTTCTTGTTAATGCCTGTGCCGAAATTGAGTTACTCTCTTTCACCGGTCGAAAAGCATTTAGAGATCAAGCTATGTCATTTCCTCGATTGCCAATACAGTACGGGAAAACTAATGAGGGGGCACCTGACAACGTGAAGAAGGCTCAAATAGAGCTTGCTTTATGGTTGTCAGACGATGCAAAACTGGAACAACAGTCTAAACGCAAAGAGCTTCAAAATCAGGGGGTAAATAGTTTCTCCATTGGTGATCTATCAGAAAGCTACAAAGATGGATCCGGAGAAACTCCCACTCCTTTGATGTGTCCTAAAGCTAAATCTTTGCTTGCTCCATATCTGAATGGAGGGTTTGAGACATGTTAGATGGGTACCTCAATCAAACAGTCGACTTTTCAGCGCGAACAGGTACAGATGATAGAGGGCAACCTATCTATAGTGAAGTTCTTAGTATTCCCTGTCGGTATCAAAGTAAGATACAGAATATAGTAACCTCTACTGGTCAAATGTTACAGGCTCAACATGTGTATTATACAAAAGACGCCATACAAGAGGGTGATAAGCTTAACGGCTTAGTCGTTATGGCTGTAGCTGACTGGGTTGATCTATTTGGTGAAAAAATAGGCTATAAGGCAGTGATGTAATGGCAAGAGTTAAAATTACCATTGATGATAAGAACCTAAATAAAAAGATCCAACAGGCCATGAAAGTAGCGCCAAAAGAAACGACAAGGGCAATGACTGATTGTGTGCTTGACCTTGCGGGAGAAAGTGCGAAGAGAGCTCCTATTGAATCTGGAGATCTCCGGAATAACTGTCATGCTAAGCTAAACAACGCCACCATATACGAGAATCAATCTCAGAAAGGCGTTCAAGTTGCAGGAAACTTAAAGGCTACTGGTGAAGTTGGATATTCTCTCCCCTATGCAGCGCGACAACATGAGGATTTAACCATGAGGCACGACCGCACAGATGGCTACCGAATAATGTCTGGAAAGAATGCCGGACAAACGGTCAACATGGTTGCTGGTGGAGAAGCTAAGTTTTTGGAAAGACCTTTCAGGGAAAGAAAACAAAGATACATCAACCGTTTTAAACAGATCATTGCGAGGTGTTTAAAATGAATATCTTAGACAAGATTAAATCTGTGTTAGATATGCCTGATGTGAAACTAGGGTATCTCCCAGATAAACCGGATGGGGTTACTGCTTTATTTGAGTATCAAGGAAGCCCACCGGATCATCATTTCACAGGCACAGATATAATTGAAAATGTGCAAGTTCGCACAAGAGACACAACATCGGCAGCCGCTTATGCAAAAGCAAAGGCGGTTGTTTCTATTTTAAACCGGTACCATGACAATGAAATTAGCGTGCTACAGTCTACACCCATACTTGATATTGGATACGATAATGCTAATCCACAGCGTCAAGAATACACGGTAAATTTTGAAATTAGGAGGTATTAAATTATGGCACTTTATTCAGGAGTAACTGGAAAAATTTCGATTGGTGGTAATGATATTGTCCATCTTGCAAACTGGTCAGTTGAATTAACTAAGGACATAACTGAAGTAGTTAGTTTTGGCAACGACTACAAAGAAAAAATCCCATCTATTAAAGACTGGACTGCTAGCGCAGATGGAGCCGCAGACTTCGAAGAAGATGGAGGACAAAAGGAATTGCACGCCGCTTTTGAAAGTGGAGCACCTCTTCAATCAAGCTTTTATCTTGATGAAACTACTTTTCTTAGTGGAACATGCTATATTGAAAGTCTTTCAATCTCACATGCTGCAGATGGATCTGCTGAGATTGATATTAGTCTTGCTGGTAGTGGCGCAAATTTATTAACTTTACCAACACCCTAAGGAGGAATGAAAAATGTATTTAGAAGTAGATGAACAACAGTTTGAGCTGCACTCTAAATTAGGCGTAGCAAAGAAAATTGAAAAAAGATTCAAGTCTACTATTGGTCAGATTTTCGGTAAGTTAGACGTAGCTGAAATTGATGAATTAATAGACATATTGGCTATCGCTACCCAAAAAGAAGGGGAAGAATTAAAAGAATTTAAAAATCTAGTTATTGATAATTTTGATTACGGAGATTTGAATATTGCCGTACAAGATTACATAATTGAATTACAATTCTCGGGTACACCGGAACAAAATGAAAAAAAGTTACAGAAGCTGCAACTCCCAGAGAATCAAAAAAACGAAATACGGAAAGCGTTGGGGCTTCCAGTTCACAAAACAGAGGATTCAACTGGGAACGAATTATAGAACATGCTTTTACCATAGGCATTCTTCCCAACCAATTATGGGAAATGGAGCTATGGGAATTTAACTGTTGTGTAAAGGCTTTTAACAAACGACAAGCTGAACAAGGAAAAGAATTAATTTCTACGAGCTGGCAGACAGCCTCTTTTACTGGAGCTGCATTTGCTGGCAAACTTAAAAAACTAGATACCTATCTTAAAGAAGAAGGAAATAAAAAAGTATCACCAAAAGTGAATAAGAAAGAATTTGAAAAACGCTTGGCCAAAGCGGAAAGGAGGGCTAAACATGTCGATTGAGAACTTAAAAGTTGTATTCGATGCTGATACCCGTGGTTTTAACAAAGGACTTAAATCTGTACAGTCTGGTATCACAGGAATGAAATCAAGTATATCGGGACTCGTAAAAGCAGGTCTAGGGCTCGCAGGTTTAACCGTTGGACTTGCTGGAGCTGTAAAGCTTATGGACTCTTATCGTGGACTAAGAAATAGTGTCCAACGCACAAACGAGCTATTTCAAGAGTCGAATAAATATATTAATTATTTTGCTGATAACACAGCTCGAGCATTTGGTATGGCTGAAACTACTGCTTATGAATATGCAATGACATATGGGAACCTGTTTAAAGGCATTACTAGAGATACTGACGAAAATGCAAAGGTTACAATAGCAACTTTGAAAGCCAGTGCTGTAATAGCTAGTAAAACTGGTAGGACAATGGAAGATGTAAATGACAGAATAAGATCTGGAATTCTCGGTAATACAGAGGCGATAGAATCTCTTGGTATATATGCCAACGTAGCTATGATAAGAACCACAGATGCTTTCAAACAGATTGCAGGTAGTAAAAGTTGGGATCAGTTGACTTATCAGGAACAGCAACAAATAAGGGTACTCGCTATACTCGAACAGGCTACTAATCAGTATGGAGATAGTGTGTCTCAAATAGCTGGTTGGTCTCTACCACGTTTAGGTCAAGCATTTAAAGATCTAGTTGCTTATGCAGGAATGTTTGTAACTGCTGGATTACAGCCTGTTATAAACGCTTTAGGTAGTCTTGTTACTTGGGCGACTGCAGGATTAAAAGCCTTAGCTAATCTTTTCGGTTTAAAAATAGAGGGTACACTTGCATCTTCTACCGGAGCAGCTGCCGCGGCTCAAAATAATCTTGCGGGTGGAGCTAATGATTCAGCTAAAGCATTAGGTAAACAAGCAAAAGCTGCAAAGAAAGCAGCTGCAGCAATGCGAGGTATAGCTGGTTTCGATGAGTTAAATATCCTTCCATCCTCTCCTGTTTCTAGTGATAGTGGCTCAGGTGGTTCAGGTGGATCTGGAGGTGGTGGGGGTATATCTCCTGGATCTTTTGACTCGATTGCCATGCCAGAATACGAAGCTCCAAAAATAGATACAAGTAACTTAGAAGCCTCTTTTAATAAGTTAAAGGGGCTCTTTGATTTCACAAACTTAACAGAATCTTGGGAGAATTTGAAAAAGGCTTTACAGCCTATCTCTGCAAAAATCGGGGATGGATTAAGATGGCTGTTTGAAAATGTACTAGTTCCTTTTGCAGTATGGGTTATAAACGATTCATTACCAGCGTTTTTAAATGTGCTAGCAGGAGTTTTTAAAATACTTAATCCTATACTGGATGCAGTAAAACCTCAGTTTCTTTGGCTATGGAATAATTTTCTACTCCCTATTGCCTCATGGACTGGCGGAGTAATTGTTGGCATACTCAACGTATTAGCTGATGCACTAAGTCGAATCGGTGATTGGATGAGTAATAATCAAGGTATTGTTCAAGCGATGACTGCAACAGTAGCAGGTTTTTTTGCTGCTTGGAAAATCACACAGCTTTTAAGTTTTATTGGAGAGTCCGGAGGAGTCATTGCGGCTCTATCAAGAATTACAGCTGCCCTATTTACGGAAACATCTGCAAAAATTGCAAGCAAAAAAGAAACTATTCTGTTAACAGCTATGTATGCGAAAGATTTTGTAGTTTCACTTGCAAAAAGTACCGCAGAACTTGCTAAAAATACTGCTGGTTGGATAGCAGAAAAGGCTGCTAAAGTAGCTTCAAAAGCGGTAGGAGCTGCAAAATGGATCGGAGAAGGAGTGGTAGCATTAGCAAAGAGTACTCTAGCACTTGGTAAAAGTGTGATTGCCTGGGGAGCGCAAAAATCAGCTATGATTGCAAGCAAAGTAGCCCAATTAGCTATGACTGCCGCAACCGTTGCTTGGAATGCTATTTGTGTTATTGCCACTACAGTTACATCTGCTCTTGGTGCGGCCATCGCATTCTTAACTTCACCGATAGGTATAGCAATCATCGCCATTGTTGCGATAATAGCTATCGGCGTATCACTTTATAAAAATTGGGATACAGTTAAGTCAAAAGCTGTATCTATCTGGAATAACATCAAAAACGCCATAACAAATCCTATCAACTCTGCGCGTAACGCCGTGAAAACCGCTATTGATAAAATTAAAGGCTTTATGAATTTTAAGTGGTCACTGCCAAAACTAAAAATGCCTAGCATTAGTATTTCAGGTAAATTCAGCTTAGCTCCTCCCAGTGTACCTAGTTTCGGACTGAAATGGAATGCAAAAGGAGCACTCTTTACAAAACCTACAATCGGTGGAATAAGTGGCAACACTTTACAAGGATTCGGAGAAGCAGGACCTGAAGCAGCAATTCCTTTGACTGATAAAGTTTTAGGAATAATAGGTAGGTCGATTGCAAGTACAATGGATGTTGAGTCAAGCGGAGTTAGTAATATGATTTTAAAGATGGATAATTTACTTAGTAAAATGCAGTCCATTTCAGCAGCAAATAACGGTGATACATATGTACAAATAGGAAATGATCAACTGGATGCTTACATATATAAATCCTCTGATCGCAGAAATACTAGGAGTAATGGGAGGTAAATGACATGGCTATGATAACAATCGGTGGCACTGCTCTTCCCAATCCTTCTGAATATTCTGTAGTTCTTCAGGATATAGACTCAGAAAACACAAAGAGGTCTGAAACTGCTCGCTTGAGTCGAGAGAGGCTTCGAGCGGGTGTCTATAAAATAGAAATTGGGTGGATTGGTTTAACCAGGGCACAGTTAAAATTAATAACCGATGCCTTGAAACCTGCAAAGGTATCCGTACAATTCTTTGATCCTACCAGTGCAAGTAATCCTACTGCACAAATGTATGCCGGTGATCGAACCGGTAAACTAAATACTTATTTACAAGAAGGAGCCCAGAGTTATTGGGATATAAATTTTTCTTTGACAGAATATTAAGGAGGTGGCAAATTGTACCCAGTATCAGGGAGTTACGTAGAAGCAATAAATCAAGATGAACGAAACACAAAAATAGAAGGAACTATCGCTCTAAAAGATTCAACAATTATAAACATTACCTCTGATGACATTGTACAAGGGAGCCTGTATTTTTCTGAACAATGCTTTTCTGGTGAAGATATAGATTTAGGCAGTGTGTACGCCTCAGAGATGGGACTATCGCTCATAACTGATATAGTTAATCCTTATACCCTTGATGGAGCTAGAATCCTTTTAAATTTCGGATTAGAAGTCTCTCCTACATCATGGGAATGGGTACCCTTAGGATATTATTATGTGACGGAGATTGACCGGAAATCGCGTAGCGTAAACTTAAAAGCCTTAGATGGGATGATCTTGTTTGATACAGACTTATCCGGGGTAGACACAAGTGGCACATCAAGAACTGTAGTACTCTCAATATGTTCCAAATCAGGGATTACACTTTCAACCAATACTGCAACTTGGAACACCTTCCCTAACGCAAGCATGAGTATATCTCTGCCGGCAGAATCAAAGGTTGAAACCTGCCGGGATCTATTAATGTGGGTATGCCAGTTACTTGGTTGTTTTGCACGTATGAATCGCATGGGACAGCTTGAGGTTGTACCTATGTCAAATAATGAATCAGTAAGAACTATAGAACCAGATCAAAGATTTACAAGTGATATATCTGACTTTTATGTACAGGTGACTAAACTATCTATGAAGATAGGTGAGACAGAATATTTTCAAGGTGTACAGGGAATGGACATGGTACTTGAAGAAAATCCTCTGTTATTAGAAAAAGAGGATTTTGAGATCAACGATGCTTTAGCAAATATCCTTAGTAACCTTGCAGAGTATATACCATTTAGTACTGATTTTACAGGTGACCCTGCTTTGCAGGCTGGAGATTTTGTAGATATTAAAGTAGATATAGGTTCAGATACCTACCCTAACGCAGATGAAAACGGCATTGTTAAAACTCTCATTTCTCATTCTACATGGAAATACAGAGGTAATCATAGTATCAAAGCAGCAGGTAAATCTGGAATGTTAAAAGGTGTATATTCAAGTCAAGAAGCAAAAGCTGTATCTGCAATTGTAGGTATTGCAAATGCAGCTAATCAATTAGCGCAAGCAGCAAATCAATCTACACAGCTGATTAATGACGCTATCGGTGGAAACGTATTAATTCGCCAGGATAGCGAAGAAACAAATGAAATACTCATTATGGATAGCGCGGATCCAGAACAGGCTACTAAAATTTGGCGTTGGAATATGGGCGGGCTCGGGTACTCGGATAATGTTACTGGTGTAGACAACCCTGCTAGAACGTACAACATAGCAATGACTATGGACGGTACTATTAATGCTGATTTTATTACTGCTGGTACTATAAATGGTGAGATAATTCAAGCAGGCACAATTAATGCTGATAAATTAAATGTCGCGGACTTGTCGGCAATTAGTGCTAACTTAGGTGTTGTCACAGCAGGTGAAGTAATAGGTGCTACAATCAAAACCTCTAGTGATGGTGATAGGGTTCAATTAGATAGTAATTCACTTAAAAGTTATGCTGATAATATTAAACGAGTTTCTCTGGACTATGATAGTTTAAATTTCTATGACCAATACGGAACTGAGACTGGTAGAGTGGGTGCAGATGCTTTGGATGAATTTCAAAGAACGTTTTTAATCGGCACTCCCGTACAGACAAATGAAGATATATATAATACTATGACATTGCAATCTAGGAATGTTACATTAGAGTCAATTTCAAATAATGGTATTTCAGGATTAATGGTAAATGAAGTTGGTATGAGGCTTGGAGGTAATTATTTTTGGTCAGGAGATACAACGCTTATAGATGCCTATGCTTATGGTGGTGTTGGTATTATGAAAAACTGGGAAAGAGGTTCTTTAGATGTAAAAGGCAATAGTTATTTCGGTGCCGCTTTATGGGGTGGAGTTGATGGTGGAACTGGCAATCCATTAAGATTATTCGGAACATCTACAGACACAGCAAACGCCTGTTTTCTAGGTTTTCACGAAAAATTTGGAGGAAATAATATCAGACAAGGCTATGTGGGCTTTGGAAGTGTTAATAATAATCAACTATCTATAAGTAACGATACTGGAAGTGAAGTAAGAATTGCACCAACACTAACCTTTAATTCCGCAGCAGGTTCAGCTAATAATTTAATAATTAATTTTCAACAAAACTATCAACTATATTCAGATGCTTCTGGCTTTGGAACTGACAATACTAGACTATGGTTTGAAGCTCCGAATCAAGGAGAATTCATTTTTGGGCCACGTGCTGGGGCAAATTATTTAGCACGGATTCGACATAGGGCATTAGTTTCAAATTTTGAAGGTAATGTTTATGTTAATAATAATGTATCAGCTTTATCATTCACAGATAGGACACCATTTTACAAAGGAGATGCATTAGCAGAAATAGCATTAATTAGTGACAATGGTAAAGGTGGAATAGACCATCGTACACTACCCGAATTTGCAAGGAAAACAATAAAAAAAGATAACACTATATATAAAAAAGACTTGATTACCGTACTTAAAAAGGGTGAATCCTATCCTAACGAACAAGAAGGTATGGAGGTTGTATCAGAAGATGTAATTGAAGAAGAAGGTAGAGATTTAGGTGCGATGATATCGGTACTTACAGTTGGTATACAACAGCTCACAAATATAATGAATGAACAACAAGCAAAAATAGAAATTTTAGAAAGAAAGTTGAAATATAATTAAAACAAAAATGAGGTATGACACTTGCTTAACATCAATAGGCATAAGCCAGATGTTGTAGTACAGGATGTATTAGAAATATATCATAATTTTGAATAAGCAATAGGTAAGAGCTCTCTCACGAGGTCTTTTTTTACTTAATTGAGAAAGGAGTAATGAAATGGAACATATAGGAACGTATTTTAAAACATTTGTTGCAGTATTTGGAACACTAGTTACATATTTATTTGGGGGGTGGTCATCTTTGTTAACTATATTACTTGCTTTTGTTGTGATTGACTATGTAACTGGCTGGATGGCTGCAGGAATAGGAGGAAAACTTTCTTCCTCTGTAGGATTTAAAGGCATAGCAAAAAAAGTGCTTATCTTTGGAATTGTAGCTATCGCGAATTTGGTAGATAAAGCTCTGGGAACAGAAATTATACTCACTGCAACTATTTACTTTTACCTAGCCAATGAATTATTGAGCATTTTAGAAAATGCGGGCAATGCTGGGATACCAATTCCTCCGGTAATCACAAATGCTGTACAAATACTAAATGATAAGGGAGATGTTGAACGATGAGTAATATAATAGATATTTCGCACTGGCAAGTACCATCAAAAATGGACTATGATAAATTAGCTAAACAGTTAGATTTGGTTATAATTCGCACACAGTATGGATCAAGAACTTTAGATAGGCATTATAAAACGCATCATGCTGAATTTAAAAAGAGAGGTGTTGCAAGAGCAGCTTATGCTTGGATAAGGGGAGTTAACATAGCTGATATGGAAGTAGAAGCAACTGATTTCTATAATCGTACTAAAGATTTAGATCCAGTATTTTGGTTTCTTGATGTTGAAGAAAAATCTATGTCCGATATGCGTGCCGGTGTCTCTGCATACATAAAGAAACTTAGATTCTTGGGTGCTAAAAAAGTTGGAATTTACATTGCTCATCACTTATATAAATCTTTTAATCTTAATCTAGATGAAGCAGATGCCGTTTGGATTCCTCACTATGGCAAAAACACTGGGAAGGTGAATAGTACTCCATCCTATAAGTGTGATCTTCATCAGTACACAAGTGTCGGTAGGTTAGACGGCTACAACGGTAATCTTGACCTTAATAGACTTATGAATGGTAGGACAATAGAGTTTTTCACTGGCAAAAAAGCTAACACACCAAACGCAACAATTACTCCTAAACCTGCACAAACGTCAACAGAAACGATATATACAATTAAAAGAGGTGATACTCTATCAGCTATAGCTAAAAAGTATAACACCACTGTACAGGCTATTGCTAGTTTAAATAACATTAAAAATGTAAATAAAATTTACACAGGCGAAAAAATAAAGATACCTGGTACAACCTCGAAGAAAGCAGTTTTATACATAGTGAGAAATGGGGATAGCTTATCTAAGATTGCAGCTAAATACAATACTACTGTAGACAAGCTTGTTAAGGATAACAATATTAAAGATCGTAATTTGATTTATCCAGGGCAGCAGATAAAAGTACTATAA